CGACCTCTGCGTAGTGCTCCAGGCCGACATTGCTGGCGCCGTACACGTCCAGGATGAAACACTGCCCACCTACCATCTGGAACCAAATCACGGCAGTGTCATCGCGCACACCAATGTCCCAAGCGCGATGCACCGGGCGGGCGTAGTCCGGCACGATCTCGGTGATGCGCTGCTCCTTGCGCACGTCGAGCATTTCAAGCGCAAAGAAGGAACCAAGCACGCTCGAATTAAAGTCGACCATGTATTCGCTTTGAAATTGGCTGGTGCCAACGTCGCGTCCGAATAACGCAATATATTCCTTCAGTGACGCTTCGAGCTGCTCGGCGGATAATGCGTGCGTGTTGAACGCAGTGAGTTTCTCGGCAAACCAGCCGGGAGTTTTAAGCGCCATGTCAAACATAGTCTTGGCGTGATTGCGACCGCGCGGCGTCGTGATGAACGCAGCCCAGCCGTTATTCTCTTCGAGTATTGGCCGGTGATAGGCCCACGCCGCGGGATGCGCTAGCGCCCATTCGCTGTAGCAAATGCCCACAGCGCTCGCGCCCATCTGCGCGTTGTAATTGTCCGAGCCGATCAGCTGCCAGGTTGATTGATTGTGAAAGCGGATCAGCATCTGACCTTCATTCGTGCTCTCGCGCATAAACTGCGGGAAGGCTTCGTCAATGCGCCGTATGCCAGTGTGTGGATTGATCGCATTCCACAGGGCCTTGCGGCATTGCTCGTAGGACGGCATGCAGTGCCACAGGTTGCCGACCCTGGTCGTGGCAGCGCACGCTGCCCGGTGCAGCATCACGTCGTCCTTACCGGCCCGGCGGTGCCAGATGGCAATGGCGCGCTTACCGCCGCCGCTGAGGTAATGATAGAGGTTCTTTTGATATTCGCGCGGCTGCCAGTTATTCGGCAACCTCATCTTTGCCGTTGCCATTAGCGTGCCCGTTCGCCTTATGCTCGATCAGCTTCGCGTCTTCGCCTGGTGTGTCGAAACGCTGAATGACTTCGATGACAATACGGCCATCGCCCTTGGCCTCGACCTCGATCGGGATAATGCGCGAGAGGCCGGACAGGAAGGCGACGGGATGCTCCCGCGCCCGCTCGACCAGGTAATTGACCAGACCATCGTCGCCCCCTCCGCCGGCAATCTTGGCGGCCATGAGGTAGGCGTCCTTGAGGATCAGCGTGGGCGCAGTCGGGCCAGGCGGCCGGCCACTAGGGTTTGGGCTCGCGCCGCCCGCCTTCCAGGCCGGATTGCCCTTCGTCATGTTCCATAATGTTCTGAACAAAGTTAGAACGCGTTCTAAGCGTCACTGAGCGCGTTGTCCAGTACGGGGCTAGTCAGACACCGATCCGCCCTCAAAATCGCTGGGCGACGCCACCGTGCGTGAATACGGTCTATATGGTGCGAAGCGGGGGCCTTCCCCCGGCGTCTCGCGAACCGTCAGTTTTGCGGCTGCGCCCACCGTAGACGTCAACGAGCGATGCTCACTTCCAGCATGACGCATACTCACCAGCGCCCCCTGGCTGACCCCTTCGGCCTGCAATACCCGCGCACCATCCAGCAGCGGCTGGTCAGTCCGCCCGCAGATCAGGCGGCCATCGCACTCCACCCGGAAAACACCACGGCCCAATGGATAGATCACCAGATCGATCATGCCGCCACCTCGACGTCCTTGCGGACCGCGACGCGGACCGAGGGCTTCACTTGGGTGAAGATGGTGTGAGCGGTGCGGAACTGGACCGAGGTGTGCGCCAGCAGCAGCTCTTCGATTTTGTCCTTCATGACCTTGTCGTGGCCTTCGCGCACGGAAGGTTCGGTGACCGTGATGGCATAGACGTCGCCCTGGTACTTGCCGGGGCCGACCTCGACCATGACGGCCTTGAGGGCCTTCATTTCGTTCTCGATCTGCGCCAGCTGGGTGTTGAGGACGCCGAGGCGGTCGATCGTGGAAGTCAGGTTGGTTGTGGTCATTTGCGTGTGCTCCGTTGTGTGTGATCTATACATAAAGGGCTGCCCTTAACCTGTCAAGGGCTGCCCATAACTTTTTTCAAATTATTTCATCTTTTTGTTCGACGGGAAGAACCACACAATGCACAGCAGGGTGAAACCGAACACGGCCGCCATCTGTGCGGCGGCGAGCCAGCCCCGGGCGAGCCACGTGTAGGCGGTAAAGCCGATGAACCCCAACATCATCACCACGTCAAGCACGCGGATATCGATCAGGCCGCCCCGGTAGTAGAGCGTGGTGTTGAGCCAGTCGCCAATGCGATCGTTGACGTCGCGCAGGCCCATAGGTAGCGCCCCAATAAAAAGGCGGGTGTGGTTGAAAGGGTAAGCCCACACCCGCCCGTCACGCAACGCCAAGAAAATCCGACTAACGCGGCGTCACGCTACTCCCAGTTCCTGCAGCTTCTTGCGACGGCGTGCCAGCCCAACCATCATGCCGCACGCCACGATCAGGCCGGGGATGCCGGCGCCGACGATCGGCCCCGGAACGGCAACCGGCGCAACGTCGATGCGGAAGTGCTCGAAGTCGGCAATGGTCCCGCCGATATTGACGAGGTCGATATCCCAGATCCGCTCACCGTTGATAGCCCTGAAGTCGAACCCGTTCTGTCCGTTCTTGAGGTCGTAGCCACCAAAGTTGAAGTTCTGAAAAGACCCATCCGCCTCCTGCGCCGTTACATGAAAGAACATGGTACCGGTGCCGACAATGCTGAACACGTCCCGTACGACGCCAAGCTGCAGCAGGTTGTCGCGATCGAAGACAGTGATGTCGAGATCGCTCGTGTTGTTGATCTTGATGTCGTTGCCATTGGCGGCCCCGGTGAAGTTGCCGTTGCCGGACAGGTCGCGGAAGCGGACAAATTCGTCGTTCTGGCCGTTCAGGCGGCCAAGGATCAGGTTGGAGCTAGCAATGCTGGAGAAGATCACGTTGTTGCCGGTGCCGCCTTGGCCGGTGGTATCGATGATGATGTCGGCATAGGCTGGGGCGGATAACGCCCCCAGCATGGCTGCGATAGCGAGTAGCTTTCTCATGAGGTTCAATCCTTTCGATTGAAGTGTCGTCGACGCGGCAAGGCTACGCCAAAAAGGGCTGTACTTGCCACGAATGTTTTTTAGACGGCGCTGCCCGCCCTCACCTTTTTTATCACCTGGTAGAATTCGACCCAGCGCTTGTTGAACAGGTCGCGCCGATCCTCGTAGGCCTGCAGCTTGTCGGCGCTGGAGATGCGCCAGTCATACGAGCCGAGCTCGTGCTTCGCCTGCACCGCCTTTTGCGCGTAGTGCAACGATGCGACGTTGATGCAATCGAACAGGTCTTCGGCCTGCTCGGCGGTGAGCTCGAACGTGAAGGTGGGGTTGGTCATTTTGGTTGCTCCTGTCAGATAACGATCAGCCGGTCGCCGAGACCGGGAAACTTCTTGCGCAGGGCGTCTTCGATCTGCTTGGGGGTGATCTTCGGCTTGGGTTCGCTACACTTGACACAGCACGGCGTGCCGTCAGCGAGCTTGCCGCCCCAGGTGTGATCGCATTTGCTGGTATCGGTCTGCTTGGTCATCTGCTTGCTCCGTTGTGGTCTGCCTCAGTGATCACCACAATAAGGGCTGCCCTTTAGCCTGTCAATAGGGCTGCGCAATTATTTCATGCACCCGTCCACAGGTCGTCGATCGGGTCGTCGAGGCCTGTTGCCTCGCTGATGCTGTCGAGCGGGTCGGGGATAGACTTGTTGACCCGGACCACGGTGGCGCCGGGCCAGGTGAGCTTGACGACATTGAGCGCCTGGTAGCGCGACAAGATGTGGCCGATCTCGTCGAGGGTGTAGACGGCGACGGCGCGTCCTTTCGCCAGGCGGCTATCGTAGTCCTGGGCGATGGCCACAACGCTGCCATCCTCGAGGGTGACCTCGAGCACGCCGAGCGGGAGCTGATTGGCGCCGGCCTGCTCTGCTGCGTGGTCGAGTGCCTTCCAAGCATTGATCATGCGCGGGGCTTCCCGGCGGATCATCTCCAGAGTTCCCGCCGTGATGGCTTGGTTGAGCAGGTAGCGCTGGCGATCGAACTTCTCGCGCAGTTCCTGCCCGACCAGCAGACGCAGGCGGCCGTTGCCCCATTTGGCCTCCATAGCGACGGCGAGGGCGTCGACGCCGTCAAGGAAAGAACGCCCGACAATGTATTCGCCGTGGCTGCGGTCCCAGCGCATGCCAATTGGCTTGAACTCCGGCTTAGACTTGGCCATGCAAACCTCCCTGCCTGACCCAATCCAGCCATTGCGCCTTATCGAAATCGAACTTTGCCCAGGCTTCCGGCGTGATCTTGTCGTAGCCGCCATGTTCAGCGACCAGTTTTTGTAAATCTGGCCCTTCGCGATCAATTGGCGCAGCTTGTTCAGGCTTTTCCACGTTTACGGTCCTTTCGCTTGTTAAGCATGTCCAGTTCCTTCTCGATCCTGGCGTAGTCACGGGCGTAGCCGTTGCGCATGGCAATGGCGTCGAGGCGCTGTTTTTTGACACCACCGTATTCGAGGCCGAGCTGCAGCAGCCCCTCGTAGAGCGGCTTGCGCTCCTCTGCCTTGCCCCAGGAGTGAACAAGCACGCCGCCCAACTGTCCGTGGGTTTCACGGATTGCCTGCTCGAGCCGTGCCTTCTCGCGCCAGAACGGAACCAAGCGCTTGTCGAAGTCGTCAATTTCGATCGCCAATTCCTTGGCGATATTCGCCAAACGGTTCAGTTCATCGCGCAGGCGATCCCGGGCTTCGGGTGTCGCCTGTACGGCGAAGAAGGAAAGTTGAGAGGTCATGACGCTTGCAGGTTCTTGACCCGCTTGCCTGGCGCTCGATGTTCCCGACATCGTCGATTTGGTTTGAACTCTTTCATTCGTGCTGAAATCAGAACATTGAATACCGTACCGCAATCGGGACACTGGCTTCGCCACGAGTTCAATTCGACAAGCCTGCCCTTGCGATTGTAGTATGGCTCGATGCTTTCACAGGTGTAGGCCTGACCACGATAAATCATGGTATCGCCGATATCGATTTTTCTCACTTCATCCTCCTTGTTGCATTGCACAACTTACCTTGCGTCACTCGCGGGTTTTACCGTCGCTTTACCGAAATCGGAGCGCCACGCCTGCGTCAGGCGTCCGGAGGATGACGCATTTTGCGTCACTCCGATTTCGGTAAGATGGTAAAACAGTGACGCAACGCGTTTTTCGCGTCACTAGTGCGTCACTGTGTTTTGGTCTGACGCAGAGCATTTCGACCCTCACATACGCTCGTATTGCGGTGCAGCATCCGGCCTGTTTTTTGGCACAGATTTGACCCCCTTCCTCGACCGGCGCTGAGCCGGATCGAGGTAGTCGAATGTCTCCAGAACTTCGTTCTTCAGCCAGTCCTTGATCAGGCTCCTGGCGACCACAGAGGAGCACCCCAGCAGGTCCATCATCACCCGCCCGGCCCAGCGGCTTTTCTCATCCGCCGTACCGCTGGCGCTATAGAACTGCCCGGTGGGTCCGTTCTCGTTTATGATACCGCGATCAATCGCATCGAGTACTCGTCCCAAGTCATGCATCGACACCCCGTCGAGCGCTCCAGGCGGGTTCCATGGCACCAGTACTCCCACCTCGTCCCCCGGCAGGAACCCGTTACCGTTGTTCAGCATGACGGTCTGCTTTTCGAACCACCGCACCACGCCGAGCCTACTCTGGTTCGCCTTGGCATCGTCGAACCGCACGTACCGGGTACGGTCCTCGGGCGGGACATTCATCGCCGACGCCTCGTCCTCGGTCATCATGAACAGGGTCGACATGATCCGCGCCGTTCCGATCAGCGCGCCACCCCCGCGGCTGGCGTCTGCCTCCCCCGCCATGCCGCCGGCATACTTCTTCGTGTGGTGTACCAGTAGCAGGCAGCAGCGCGCTCGGCGCGCCACCTCGCGCCACAAGATGCCAGCCCACTTCACTTCGCTGTTGCTGTTTTCATCGCCC